CATCAAAACCAAGTTTTTTGGTGTGTTGATAAGAACCTTCTAACTCTGATATGAGTAGAAGTATTTCCACGGGTTTCATTCTGCTACCGAAATATTAAAGTTACAGGCAAAAGTTTTTCTTACCGTGTCACTTTTATGCTGAGTTACTTGGTGTAACGTTGAACCTGGGAAGAAAATAATATCACCAGGTTCATATTTAAGACCCCATATGTTATGGTATTCGACTAGTTGTTTAATGTCGGGTGATAGAGTTGCATTATATCTATCAAAAAAAGTAAAGTCTGAAAACCCTTCACCACTGTTTGCAAAAAACACACATGCTAGATCTTGTCGATCGTGATCATGTACTTCTTGATATGCCCCTCGTTTGTAGTAATTAATCCATGGATCAAACATCCAGAATTGAAATTTTTTGCCGAGTTGTTTTCCTAGGAGATGCATACTAGGTGTAACGAGTGGCACCCAATCTTGCCATTTTAGAGGGATGCGATCAATGACACATTCTTTTCCCCAATTGAACGGAGAGTTGTCAATGTTTTCTTCTTTGGCAACAGCATCAATTTTGTCAATAAATTCTTGTGCGTTTGGTGCTTTGAATTGCCAGTAGAAAGTAGTAGGGAAAATGTATGATGTCATAGTAGGAGAGGAGGGACTTGAACCCTCACGAGGTTAATCCTCAACAGATTTTAAGTCTGGTGCGTCTACCGATTCCGCCACACTCCCGTCAAGGTTATAGATCGGAGGATGAAAATGACAATACTCATTAAAAGTAATTTTCATTTCCTTGTTGCTAAGATTAGCATGTTTTGCTGCTTTTGGCAAGTTCCATTTGGCAGCAAACAGCATTTGCATAGACTTACGAGTTTCAGGACGCATCGGGAGCACCTACGTTTTCTAAGAACTTCCTACGAAAATCTTCAACCTCATCTTGAATTTCTTCAGGAACAGGAGGAATTTCGTTAACAGGAACCATCAGAGCAGATTTTCCATCTGGACGGGTAATTTTCCAACAGACATGAGATCTGTCAGTAAGATCAAGAATAAAGTCAAAGTGATCCTCTGCTTCACGCAGAGTAATTCCAATAGGTCCAATCATGCTTGTGCAAAACAGTAAGTTACAATTTCAGGATCAACAATATCTTGAATCATAGAGACGGTTTCAGAAAAACCTTCAGATCCTTCTTCATCCCATTTCCAAGTCACAACTTTGTCGTTGCCTTCATTATCTAGGATTTTTACAGAACGCTGGGAAAAATTAATCCAGACCTGTTCTAGAACTTTGTCCGTCATGGGTCGTCTCTTGATTACCCATATAGTATAACAGGATGCTAGATGCCTGTCAAGTCAGTTCAGGAAGATCGATGCGCCTGTAATTGCCACAGCAAGTTCAGCACTCAGAACCATTCCCAGTCCTGCTTTGATACTACATGCAAGACCAGCGTTCATCGCAATTAATCCAGCACCAACATTAACATTAAATGCGCCCGTAGTAACGTTACAGTTATATCCTGTTGCACCACATGTCAGAGAATAGGGTCCAACTGGATTAACAATGGTGTATCTAGGAATAGCATCAGCACCAGACACAGAGGGTGTCATAACTGTTTCAACGGATCCACCAACAAATCTACGAATACCTGTCATTGCCTTAGGAAGAGGTGACGGTGGGCTATTAATCATCTCAACTAAGTGTGGTGTAACAATCTCAATGGAGTTGTCACCACTAAAGATCTGTTCAGCAGCACTTCTACTTTGTTGCGATGCAGAGTTTTCAAACATACTACCAGTGACCTTAGTAGATGTAGATGCAATATTTGCTTCAGCACCCTGCAATTCAAACTTAGCACCAACCGTGTTAACATCAACGTCGGAACCAAATCTAATGGTGTGCTTCTGTACCTTATCGTTTTTCTTTTCGCCGTTGCCATCAACAACTTTAGGAGCACCTTCAGCACCTAAGAAGAAACCACCACCAACTTCAATGTGACAATCACCAGTAATCTTCAGGAAATAATCTCCATCAACATTAACTACTTTATCGTTATCAACATTCTCACAATCATCACCATGGATTTCTCTCGTGTAGTTACCAGCATAAGAAGTGTGATCAGCGATCAAAGATCCATTGTCACCCTTATTGTCATTTTGAGATTTGGTATATGATTCTACCTTCTCTTCAATCTCTTCTGGTTCTGCATCAGGATAATCTTCAGCAATTTTCTTTCTAGCAACATATTCAGCATACAAAGACTGATTGATGTTGATAGATGTATGGGTAGTACCACTAGCAGTTTTCTTGATACTAGCAGAACGTCCAGGTGTGCCCACAAACATGTCGTAAGCACCATCTAAGTAAGTTGTAGCAGCAGTCAAATAAGGATCCGCTTCCTTGAAAATACTATCAAGCAGACCACCTGCTCGTGCATCACCACCACATTCACCTCTCGATTCACCCCTAATTTTATTAATTGATTCTAATTCTGCTTCCGTACAATGAGTGACACCAAAAAGAGGATACCAACCAACTGTATCCTTACCACCATCAGCAGAACGACCACAACCACTGCCGATGAACTTAATAAACATTGCAATCAGACCAGTGATTGAAGTGATACCTTTTGTGAATAGATCAGTACCTGCTTCAAAAATCTCGCTACCTGCTTTCCATGCTTCAATAATTTCTGTTGCTTTACCAACGCCATCAACGATAGACTTAACAGTATCGACTACACCGAGAACTGTATCAAGAAGACCCTGAACTTGACAGATAACTCTATCAATAGTTTGTTGCACACCTTGCAGCACAAAAGTTGCTTTGTCAATCAAACCTTCCAACACACCTTCGAGCAAACCCAAGATACTTCCAATAGGATCTTGAATGAAACCCAACAGTTGATTATCAATCATGCAGAGAGCTTTAAGGATTGTAGTCACTGCCTGTTGAATAACAGTAAAGACCACAAAAGGAGCACCAGTAGCACCACCAAGAATGTTAACCAGTTCTAACTCTTCCGCAAGGTTTGCCAAAGATTGTCGCATCGCAGATACAACCTGAGTAAATACCGCACTCAAGAAGTTCTGAATCTTTGCAGTCAATGCCTTTGCACTAACAAGTTTGCCTGTAACAATATCAATGAAGTCACCATCTTCTGCCTTCATCAGTGTTCCAGCATGGTCAGCAAGATCTTCCAAGAGATAAGATAACTTATACTCTAGTGTTTTCCATGGTCCAGCAACACCATTAGCAGCAGGAATAGGTTTCTTTGGTTGCCTAGGTTTGTTAGGGTTACCTGCGCTACCATTCAATAAGTTTCCTACATTATTTGGTGTTCCATTTCCCGCAGTCTCACTCTTACCATCGTTAGGGAGAGGAACAGTATTATCATCAGAAGGTCTCTTGTAACCAGTTGCCTTAGTAGTTGCCATTGATGAATTAGGATTCATCGGGTGCATCGTTGCTTTGTTAGGAGCAAGACCTGGTTCTACTGCCTGACCAGTGAAAGCAAACGTTTTAGAGTCTTTCGTAACTGATGATTTTGTAACTCTCATAACACCGATGACGATAGGCATCTGCGCCTGTTCACCATCCATGAAAAATCCCATGACGATTGCACCTGGTTGTAATTGACCAGCACTTTCGCCTTGACCATCATTACCTGCCTGGCAAGTGTGCTGCAACACAGTTGCCCAGGGAAGATCATCTGTAGGGAGAGCAGAAGTAGTTTCACCTCTAACATTCGTGTAATAACCAAGAACACGAACCTTCACTCGACCCAACTTCATTGGATCTTTATGATCTTCTACTTCACCAACCCACCAGAAAAATCCGTCTTTACCGACGAAATTAATTGTGGGTTCATTAATAATACCGTCAATGGTGCTCATTTATCTTTGAGTTTTTCTTTATTTATCGTATTTTGGGGTGGGATCATAAACTCGATCCGCAATCTTCTTTACTACTTGATCTGCCTGATCACCAAACAACTCACGTTTCTTAGCAAAGAGTAATTGTGTATCAAACATATTGAAAGAGACAATGGTTCTAACCTCATCGGATTCATTGGGATATGCCTCATGTGAAAATGATGATGGAAAGAAAACAATGTCACCTTCTTTTACATTAGGTTGATATGACATCAAAGCACCAGTAAAAGGGTTTCCATATGGACAATAAAACACAGTAGGTTGATGAACTTCAGGATTGAATTCAACATACATCACTGCAGAAAATCCTGCCCCACCATGATTATGTACAGGATGACGATGAGATTGTTTAGATCTTTCATACCACATGTTCATAATAACTAAAGGGAAATCCAGGTATGAACTAAAGTCCATCAATTCATTCCGAATACATTCAGAGACTACTCTTTCATATGGTGGAGATTCATAATCTCCATAATCAGTAAACTTATCTTCTAACTGACTGAGGATTATAGATTTCTTTTCTTCCCAGTTATCAATACTGTAATGTGAATAGGGAATTTTGAATATTTCTCTATTGTTTAGCACGTTTGAATCCTGCGTTAAATGCTTTAGAAACATCTTCACCCATGATGTTGAAAGATACGATAAGTCGTTCTTTCTCACTAGTGTTGATAGGTGCTTCATGTAGAACATAGGAAGGGAACACTAGTAGATCGCCCTCCCTAACAATAGGTTGATACTTCATGTTTTCACCTGTTGCAGCATCTAAAAATGGTGCATGAAACTTGGTTGGTTCGTGCTCAGATGGATCATAATCAACAAACAATATACAAGAAAATCCTGTTGCACCATGGTTATGTGGTCCATGATAATCGCCTTGTTTTGATTTTTCATACCATGCAGAAGTAATCATGATTCCTGGCGGATATGACTCCTTGAAATCAATCATACACTCATCAATTACATCACCCAATACTTTGATATACTGAGGAATACCATACTTTTTATTATCATAAAAATCGGTATATTGATTCAGTGGTAAAACATCCATAAGTTTTTTCTTTTTATTTTCCCAATCTGAAATAGAATATTGTCTGAATGGGACCTTAAAAAGGTAATCTCTTGCGTTACTCATTATATTTGTATCGGGGGTGATTGGGGTGTTGAGATACTCAACGTCGCTCTAGCAGAATGAACAATAGGATCATGATATACCCCAGAAGGAATATACAATAGATCACCAGGTTCTACTCTATGTATTGTACCATCATCAAATTTATATGACACACTTCCGATAGCACCCACAAGTAAAACGTTAACATTGTCTTTGTGCCTACCAAAAGTTAGAGCAGATTTACCGAATGATGTGTAGATATGACAACCAGTTGTCACCCAATCATTTTCAATCTCTTTTACTGCATTGAAAATTGATAAGGGTTGATTTTTATTGTGGAGAATAATTGTTGGTGCATGTGCTGCATTAACGTATGCCACACAACTTTGCTCTTCAAACTCATTCTCCATTTTCTTGATAACATCATCCCATGTTATCTGTTTTACCAACTGGTATGCATTTTTAACGAATGTAACCATTTTCTTCTAACCACTCGCGTGTCATAGGTGTAGGTTCATAGTCAGTCCACATAGTACCACGAGCACAAGATTCAAGTGCTTCCTGTGTCATACCTGCTGTTTTACCTGCCCAGGTTGCTTCTTTTTCCCAAGGGATAGCATGGGGCATAAGAGCATATGATCTCCGTGCCATCTCTGCCCACATCTCAGGTACATCCTCTTCATTCTTGATAATGGCAATCATGTTGTTATTAATTGTACCTGCCATACAATCCTGTGCAGCGTGCCAACCTTCATGACGTACAACACTCATCAAAACATGAGGGCGATGCACAAATGTTTTATTCAGATAGAAATGATTACTAACAGTATGATACACACCACGGTGTCCT